CATTTCTACAGTTTGTATTTGTCCACCTGCTGAAAATTCTAAGAACTCAGTCATCAAATTGGGAATAGATCCAAACGTAGGATAAGTTCGCATAGCTAACGTCCTAACAGAATAATCTCTCGCAACAGCTAACTTACAAAAATGAAAATTTGACATATTCGCCTGCAAGTGGATTTTAATACCTCCTCTCCAATACCTATGAACATAAGCTAAAATCTGTTGTATATTATTAAACGAACAAGTATTGATAGTTTCCCCTCCAGCATTAACATAAGAAATAGACTCAAATTGCTGAACAGGAGTAATAGGTCTAGACCAACAAAGGGTCCCAGCTGCATCTGCCGTTTTAACAACAAAGCTCCCAATGTATTGAGGCTTAGACCCCAAATATTTGATATCCATCTCATCTTGAGATGTCTCAAAAATAAAATCTTTACATATTCGATCATGATTACCAAAATTATCCATTTTATCAAATCTAACTGGAACATCCGTAGTATTTGCAACATTCCTTGATTGCACATAAGTTTTACTTTGTAACATTGGATAATTTGGAGAATGTAACCCTGTATACTGACGAATACCTGATCGAGCTACATCTAAAACATCCCCAGATAGCTTTCTAACAGTAGAAAAAACGCTATCAATTGCACGACTTCCAGCCTTTTGTAGATCCTCAACCAGACCCTCTGGTTCTAAATCCAAAAGAGGAGGCGCTGGGATAGGAACATAACTAACATCCGTATGAGGAGCATAAAACTCTACATCATCAAATACAACATGCATCGACATGCTGACTGACGTAGTACCTCCTGTTGGAGCAACAAGAGGATTTAAAATCATTATGGCAACTTCGGAATAATCCGTGCCAGTAAAATTAAAATTATAAGTTTTCCGATCCAAATCCGTTTTGTCTAGAGATGTATTCACATAAAATGGAATGCGAAGACGAGCTGATGTTTGCTCGTTTGCATTCAAAAACACATGAGGAGCTGCCATCAAAG